GTACTTAAATGGTCTGTCAAAATATACCTACAAGCATCTATACAATCAGGGTGTACACCAGTAGGTTTTTCTATGGTGTTGCCTTCTTTATCTCTTGCCCATACATACCCCTGTAGTTCTCTTTTTAAGTTCTTACTATTACTTGTTACATATATTTCATTTTGGTTTATCATGTTTATACCATAGGTTACACTATCTCTACCTTTTGTGCAGGGGTATATTTTGTGGCCATCCATAGATAAAGTTGCTATACTTTTAGGTTCTGCATGATCTGCTATTATGTTTTCTTTTATATTGTTTTGTGTTAGGAATAAACTTACATCCCTTAATACCATATTACTCTTATATAATACTTCATCAAATATATAGGCATTGTTCCATTTATATAATGCAATTATTGTAGTAGGGTCTACATATCCAAAGTCCATACCATAACCTAATAATTTAGCTTCTAAAGGTAGTTTATCTATTTCTTGCCAGTCAGGTATACAAGCACCTTGTAAAGCCCCTGTAAGCCCATCTAAATAAACCCTTGTCCAGTTTTCCCAGTAGGTGCTTGTCTTGGCTTTATCTCTTGCCTTTTCTAGTTCTTTTATTATACCTTCAGGTAGTGTGTTGTTATCTTTATATGTTAATCTTACAAAATCTGTATCTTGTTGGCCTTTTAATTCTTTATCTACCCAAAACAAACTGGTGGGGTTATAATCTAACCATATCTTACCTGAAGTTCTTATAGCTAATTGTTGGTAGCTTTCAAAACCATTTGGTATAGTGTTACATTCGTTTATAAACAAATCTGTTCTTCTACTACCCCTAATTTTATCAGGTTGATCTATACTAAAAAATTCTATATAGCTGCCATTACTAAAAGTGTATTTAAGTGTTGTTTTATTAAAACTTTCTTCTTTGTATCTATTTGTAGATTTCATAATCTTTAAAAAATCTTTTAATACACCCCTACGTAAAGCAGGTACAGTAGAAGCTACTACTGATACTTCCCTACCTTTATTTTTTATTGCATCTTGTATTAGTATAAGTAATATGCAAATTGTTTTACCTGCTGAAGTACCCCCACATACAATTCTTACCCTATTTTTTAACTCCAGTAATTTATATAATGCTTGTGTTTTTTTAAACATCTAATCTTCTAACCACAAAGGTACATCTTCGTTTATGGTTATATCTTTTGTTTCTTTTGGTTTACCTGCCCAGTAATTATAAAATAATTGTACAAATTTAAAGTCACCTTTTTGTATTCCCTTAGTTAAAGCTGCAAATGCTTCAGGTTCTAATGGTGATAGTTTTTCTATTAAATCTATTTCTTCTGCTTTAGATTTTCTTCCTGATCCTTGCCTTTTACCCCCATGTGCCATACTTGAAAAAAGTTGATTAATCAAATATACAATAAAAAAAATAGTGTTTTGTTAAAATAAACTTGTTTGGTTTTTATATTTAAGTATTCTTTTGTTTGCAACATCTACATACTTCTTTGATATTTCACTACCTATATAATTTCTTTTTAAAATAACACTAGCAGTTGCAGTTGTACCTACACCCATAAATGGGTCATAAATTAAAGCATTTTCTTTAGAAAAATAATTTATAAAATATTTTGGTAGCCATAATGGAAAAGCAAAGTTGTGTTGTTTAGTTTCTTTGTTATCTACATTCGATGGTTTTATAATTATATTTTTTACATAATCACCATTATAATTTGAAAAGTTAGCATAGTTAAAAGTAGATTTTTGTGGTTCATCTTTAGAGAAACAAAATATATATTCATAACCCCTTGATACACCATTATCATTTATAGCTGAAGGTGGGTTTGTTTTTGCCCATATAAAAACATCTTTTATTTGTTCATTAAAATTTTCATAAATTGTTTTTACAATTCCTTTATTACCTTTTAGTTCTTGTATGTTAAAAAAAACATGATATTTTGTAACTCTTATTATTTCTTTAATCCAATCTACACAAACTTTTAAATATTCTTCTTTACTTATTTTATCTGTATAATTATCATATTTAATAATATCTGTATAACCTCTTGTTTTTCTGTTTCTTCTTGAAGCACCTGCATTATATGGTGGTGAAGTTACAGTAACATCTACAAAGTTGTCATTCATTCTTTGCATAGTTTCTAAACAATCTTCACTGTATATTTTATTTGTTACCATATAGGTTCATACTTTTTTAATCTATCTATTTCTTTTTGCTTTAGTTCAAGTTTTTTAAGAAGTTCTTTGTTTTGTTTTAGTAGTATCTTACTTTCTCTTTTGTACTTTCTGTATAAATCTATAGCATTTGTATCTACTACTTTTTCTTCCTCTAACATACTTTCAAGTGTTTTGTAGCTGTTTAGGTTTTGTGCATAAAACTTTTTAAGTTGTATCCATTGTGTAAATACTTTTTTATGGTGTACTACACTACTGTGATCTCTATTTATTTCTTCACCTATTCTTTTGCAAGATAGCTTAGTATGTTTAAGTGCAAGGTTTGAATATAACACCCTAGCTTCTACATAAGGTTGTGTTCTTTTCTTTATACCTATATCTTGTATACCTGTTTCTGTTTCTACTAATTCTTTAATTTTTTTAATCATAACTTTCTTTTATTGCTTTTATCATACCTGCACATGCTTCATACATTTCCTGCTGTTCATACATTTCTACTATCTTAAGTAGTTCTTGTTTGGTTGCACCATCATCTATATCCTGTAGTGTAAGTAGGTAAAATTCATGTATAGTATTAGGTTTCAATTTGTTCTAATTCTTTTTGCAAATTGGCCAATGCTCTCCATGCTACCTTAACACTATGCCTTACACCATCTGTATCTATTGTACCTGCTTGTAGTAAGTGCCTTGTAAGTGCATCTAGTTCATCACCACTTTTGCTTCTATCCCAATGTAGTTTCTTATTGGGGTTGTGTTGTATGTTACCTTTGTAACTACACCTTGCTACTTCTTTTATGGCATCAGGGAAGTATCTTAATACCCCTGAATATATAGGTGCAGTTTTTCTTTCTTCTTCAGGTTGTTTTATTATTTCTGTTTCTTTTATTTCTTGTATTCTTTTTTCTACAAATCCTTGTAATTGTTTCATAATATTCCTCTTAATATGTATTGGTCTAGATCGTTTTGTTCTTGAAAAAAATGCCTGTACACACTTACAGCTTGTTTAAATTTTGTACCACCCTTTTCATAAAATTCTTCACTTGTTTCAAATACACCAATGTCTTTGGTTTGTTTGTTTACTACTATAAATTTAAAATCAGTTGCTTTAAATAATTTCATGTACAAATAACATTGCATATCATAGTTATACTTATCTGCTGAATACACAAAATCTTTTAGGTTACTAGAAGTAGTTTTTAAATCTATAATTGTTCTACCTTTTATAATATCTGCCTTACCTCTGAAAGGTAACCCATCTATCATTTCTATTGCAGGTACTTCAAATTCTGCATTTTTTAAATATCCCTTTACTACTTCATTTTGTAAAACTGCATCTGCTATATATTCTACATCTGCCACTTCTTTTTTAAGTAGTATATGGTGATGTTTTTCCCTTGCTTCTTTGTATGCTTTTGTGTTTCTACTTGTAACATCTAACACCTTTACGTTATCCATTTTTTCAGGTTCTAGTATCATCCAATGGAAAACCTTACCTATCATTAGTGCTGTAGTTTCTTCACCTGCAAAATTCAAACTTTGCCTGTAGGTTTTTGCACTTTTTAAAAGGTTACTTAATGCACTACTGCTTAAAGCATATTTACCTAAATGTTCATAGTAAAAAGTATCACTAACCATTTCAGTTAGTATTTCTTCTTTACCCCAAGTTTCATTGTTTAGTAACTTAATCATAATTGTTTTTTACTAAGGTACTACTTTATTAACAATTTACAAACTATATGTTTTTTAAATCTTCTAAAACTTCTTCAAGTTTACTTATCATCTTTTTTATTTGTGCTTGTACTTTTATGTATTGTACTTTTTCTTCTGAAGTTGTATTTTGTACATACACTAACCCAGTCATTTCATCTACTACTTTTTTCATAATCTATAAAAATATATTATTAAATATTCTAAAACTCTTAATACTACATAACCAGTAACAAGTTGTTGCCAATCAATCACTCTACAGGTATTTCACTTTCTGCTTTGGCCAACCTTAATCTATAATTACTTAATGCAGTTCTTAAATTACCTTCTTCTACTTTCTTTTTTGCAATTAGTAAACCTAGTTCTGTAAGTGAATCTTTAAGTGCATTTAATTCTTTATGTTCAGGTTTAGCTTTTAACCATACTTTAATAATATCATACATGGTCAGTAACGCATTATCTATTCTTAAATCATCTAAGTTGTTTAATTTCTTATTTATAAATTCTTCCATAGTTTTTTATTTAGGTTTGTATTTGTGTTTTCTTGTGTCAAATTGTGAAAGTTGTTCTATTTTATCTTTGCCTATATTAAAAAGAAAATTAAGTAAAGATAAATCCCAACCTATTATACTTCTCGTAAACCATTGCATTTGAGTTTTTTCTAACTTTTCTAATTTTAATATATCTGCCATGTATACATCACCATTTTTATCATCTACAAAATATACATAAAAATTTAAATTAAGTTCTTTGGTTTTTTGTTTGTATAATTTGTAATGTTTGTAATCAAATCCTGTACAATTACATTTATTCATTCTTGCTTTTGTTTTTACATCAAACATAAATAATTTACCATATTTTAATGCAAATCCATCAAAAGGGTGTGAACCCTCAATAATAGGTTGGTAAACTTTATAATTGTTTTCTTCTAGGTATTTAACTATAATTTCTTCACCTATATCACCCTTCTTTACTTGTGTTCTATCCTTCCAACTCATTTGAAAACTTATTTATATCATTTCCAAAACTAAACCAACCTTTTCTATTTTCTCTACTAAAATAATTTAATTTAGTACCTATACAAATGTCTTCTACCATTTTGTAAAATATTTCAGGTTTTCTACTGTGTTCTCTACCTTTTTCTGTAATTATATCCCTATACTTTGTGTTGTTGTATACTGGTTTACCTTTAATACCAAGTAAACAAAATTCACATTGCATTCTTAACCAATGCCCCATACCTATTTTTTCTTTATCCCAAACAAGTGTAGCTTTATATTCAAAACCCCAGTTTTCTAAAATGTTTTTACTTTCAAACAAATAAGCATGTGTAGTCCATAACCACAAAACACTATTGTTAGAAGCAGGTATTTTTATATTTTTGATTTCTTCTAAACTCATGCTTGGGTATGGGTTTGCTACCCTGCTATAATTTGGATCATAACTTCTGTTATATTCCCATGGTGGATCAATTACTACTACATCATATTCTTTAAGTAAATGTAAAGTATCTATATTTTTTATATTTTGTTTTTGGTTGTTTATATCATTTTCTCTTTCTAAAATTTTTGCAACTTTTAACATTCTGCTTGTGGTAAGTTCTATTCTTTTACTGCTTTCTTCTTTAGCTGTTGCTATTTCTTGTTCAAATTCCTTTGGATAGTTTTCTGCAAACCAATTTATTTTTTGAAATGCAGAAGATTCATTTTTTGTAATACTAAATGAAGATAATGACGGTGGTACGTCTTTGTGACCACCGTTAAATTGACCACCTTCACTAACATTACTTTCTTTTAACAACCCACCTAATATTCTTTGGGTTCTTAACTTTTGTTCTGCTATAATGTTTTGTAGTTCTGCATCTTTCTTTTCTGCTTTTGCCCAAGTTTCTATAGCTTTTACTTTATTAAGGTATTCAACACCAGTTTCTATAGTTCTTATTTCTGCAAGTTGTTGTTTGGCATTATCCCTTAATTGTAGTGCATCCATTATTCGTATTCTTTATAAATTCTTTTTAATTTATTCCAAACATTACTTACAAAACAAGAACTACAAGATGTAGTAGAAACATTTTCTTTAAATACCCTGTTGTATATTTTTAAAATATTTTCTTGTTCTTCTACAGTAATCGTAGAATTGTTTATTTTTTCTGCCATGTAATTATATTCTTCTTCTGTAAAGCATTCAGGTTTGTTATAGGGAAATAATAAGTTCAGTTTATCTTTTCTTTCATCACATCCACAGTCATCACCTGCTATAAATTTAGTAAGTTTTTTAATACCTGTAGCTGTTGTAATTTTTTCTACTGTATCACCTACACCTTTACTTTTTTTATCGTATTTCTGTTTATATTTTTTGTAATTCTTCTTTGCCATTATTTTATTTTATCAAAATCGTTATTTTTAAAATCTTCCCAATCTTCTGAAAGTTTATATTTTATATCTTTCTTTAAATGCTTTAAACTATTAAATATACTTACCCAACTTATTTTTGTTTCTGCTGCAAGTTTTCTTATACTCATATCTGTTTGGCTGTATAGCTTCCATAGTTTCTTATCATACCAATGCCAATTATCTGTAATATTATCTACTAAACTACAAATTTTGTGATATGCTTCATTCTCTTCTATGTTATCTTCATATGGGAGTTGTATATTGTATTCACCATTATCTATACTATATTTTTTTACTTTTTTCTTTTTATTGTAATACTGGTAGTAAAGTGATCTTAGTGTAAAGTACATATAACCCCTGCTTACCTTACCATTTTTAACTACTTTGTTTTCACTTGCATATCTCATAAGTGCCATATAAGAAAGTTGTACTATATCTTCTGCATAGTTATATTCTCCAAAGCTGTTAACTATTTTTATCCAATCATTATGGTACTTAGCTACTTTTTCAAGCCATTTGTACTTTTCCATTCTACTGTAATACTTACTATAAATAAACAAAATTGTAAAGTGTATTCAGTTTCTTTTTCTAATTGTTGGTAAGAATATAAACAGCCAAACATTAAACCAATAACAGGTGCAATACTTACTTCTCCTTCTACTAGGTTACTCCAGTACATAGCTGCTGTTGTTAATATTAAAAGTGTTATCACTATATGTATCAAAACATTACCTTTTTTATATTCTTTTTGTTGTGTAGTATATCTTGAGTTGCAAACTCAAAACCTACATTGTTTATTTTCATTCTGATTTTTACAGGTTGTTCGAAGGGTGTACATCTGCCACCTGTTTCTGTTTCTTTTACTTTTAAAACATGCAGGTGTGTAAACATCCATTCAGTAGGGTGGCCTGTATATCTATGTATACAATAGCAATCATTAAATCTATTTCCAAACTTACCCCCACCTTCTATACTTGCCATACCCAAAGGTACAGGTAAATTTTCATATTCATGGCCTTTTGGGTGTGTTCTTCTTAGTGCTTCACTATTTCCATGACAATTTAAAAATAAACTTATATCTCTTTTCTTTGCAAATAATCTAAGTTCTGTAAGCACTTTGTAATCATATTCATGGCCACCTAAACTTTTAATATCTTGGGGTTCTTTGGCTAAACTATTGTAGGGATCAATTAAACATAAATTATAATCCCATGCATCTTTAATTGCATTTGCTTCTGCAAGTAAATCTTTATAAGTATATAATTCATCTACATCTATAATTTTAAAATAGTCATCACACCACCCTAGTGCAGTTTGTATTTCTACTTCACTTGCCATACTTATAGGTTTGCCCATTTTAAACTCTATAATCTTTCTTACTATAGAATCTACTGTATTTTCAGAACTCCATATAAGTGTTTTGGTTTTATGTAGTACAGCCCATACAGTAAGTAAGTAAACAGCTACACTTGTTTTACCTACATTAGCATGACCAATTAATAGTGTAGTATTACCATTTAGTTTTAATCTTATGTATTCATCTATTTCAGGTATACCTATTTTTAAACCTTCCTTAACCCTACCAAACTTTATATCTAGTAGTTTATTTTTTATTTCAGTTGCTCTTATTATCATAAAAAAAAAGGGGGTAAAAACCCCCTATATTTAAAATGGTAAATCTGCTTCTATTTGCCTATCAGGGTTTTGATCTGTATTGGTAACTTCATTACCATTTTCTATTTTAAAACCTTTTAGCTTTACAAAAAATCTATCTTTCCATTTATTACTATTTACATTCATGCTTACTAAAACAGTATCACCTTTTTTATAATGGCTTAGAACTTCTATTGCTTTATTCCAAAACTCAATAGGTAATTCTTGTGGGTATTTATCCTCTGTTTTTAGTATCATTGTTTGCACTTGGTTGAATCCTGTATTTCCTTCCAACTTTTGCAAATCTTGTATTTCCTGTATTTTTCCTTCTACTTTGTACATCTTTATATTTTTGATAATTCTGTTTCAATTTCTTTACTTACTTTAAACTGGTTTCTAATTTGTTTTACACTACCACCTTTTTTTCTGTACTCTATCATAGCACTATATTCAGGTGTACCTCTGTTTAACCACTTCTTTTGTTCATCAGGTACTTTAGGTAGATCATCTATTAAGCTAGTGTTTTTTACACCTTCACTTATTACCCAATCTACAATACGATCTGCAAACTTAAATACATCATCTAAATTAGCATCACTATGTTTGCATCCACTATTACTACACCTTGCAAAAAAATCTGCTGCTGTTTTAATAGAACTTTGTTTTATAATATACATTTGTGTTTTATCCATAATTATTTATTTTAATATTATTAACCAAGATACAAAAAATTGGTGAATAAAAAAAGGGGTACTTTCATACCCCCAACATTTAAACAATTATAAAATAAGAAACATTAAGTAATATTATTGATCTTTGTAGTATAGTGATCAATCATATTCTGTATATCACTTGGTGCAAACTTACAAACTTCTTTACTTTTTTTTAATAAATCTTGTGATAACTTTTTACCAAGTTGTAAACTAAACTCGTATTGTCTACCCTGTTGGTAAGTATTGCAATACACACATTGAGGTTTAACATTTCTTTCATCCCACCTTGTACACAAGTGCCTTCTACTTATAAAATGTCCTGCATGTAGTTGTTTATAGTGTTGTTGTTTACTACAAGTAATGCACTTGCAATTACCATTTTTATCTGCATTAAACAACCTTACATATATACTAAATATTCTATCTAGTTTTTTAATTAGTTTACTTTTACTAAGTTTTTTTTTAGGCATATATTCCCACTAGCCCACCAAAGTTAGTCGTTTTTTTTTACAAAGTCAAGTTTGCTATCTACCCTGCCCCCTGTATGCCTTTCTGTAGTGTTTAGAACCCTTTATTTTGCTTGTTTTGGTCTTGGCATGTATATTTGGTCGTTTTACTTTTTTTCGTGCCTTATAAGTGCTTATTTGTTGTCTTGCCATTATCTTGTTTTGTCCTTGATTTTTTCAAATGTTCTTAAACCACCTAACCCTAACATGCCCATTAGTACAGTCATTAAGTGTTCCATCTGTAAAGCAGGGGGTACTTCTTCAGGTTGTAAAGCCCATATAAATAAATCTCTAATTATAAAATTATATGCAAGTGCTATACCACAAACCCAACCAACAAAAGGCCGCCAACCTGCAACAAAAACACTTCTATGCTTTGCTTCAATTTCATTAATCTTTGTTTGTATTTGTATAAGTTCGTTTGGGTCAAGTTCTTTACCTTTTATAGCTTCTCTTATTTCCCAAGCAAGTGAACCTAAATTAGATTTTTCTTTGTTACCACCTTTTAATAAACCTAACAGTAATTTTATCATGTGTATTTCCTACTAAAGCTGTTTTAGCTGTAAAGCCAAATTGCATTGGGTTTATCATTATCCAAGTCGACATGCACAAATGACTGGGCAATACCTGCCCTTGTAAATCCAACTTTAACAAGTGCTGTAATAATTTTTTGTCTTGTAACAGAATCTGTACATCCAATATCTGCTGCAAGTCCATACATGTGGCTACTTCCTTTGCTTGTATTTGTTTTAGGTTTTCCACCCACTTTTGCATTGTGGCTTTCTGTTCTATATCCACTATTGATTTTAAAGGGTATTCCTGCTTCAGTTCTTGCCCTGTCAAGTAACTGCATAAAATTAGCATCCATATTTTTACCTGAACCTTTAAAGTCAGGGCTATCAAATTCTTCAAGTTTAAAGTTTTTTAGTTGCATTTTTTCTTAAATCATCTATCCATACTGTACTCATCAAAGATAACTTTTCTATACTATCTTTTTGCATTTCTATTACCAAATTTTCTAAACTATCTTTTTGGCTTACTAGCATATCTACTTTCATTTCTAGAGAACTTATTTTTTTCTTTGCACTTTCTAGTTCATCAGGGTTTCTACCTGTAATAGTTGAAATAATCATTGCCACACTTGCAGCTATCATACCTATTAGTGTGTTTACAATACTAGCATTTTCTTCAGGTATTGTATATTCTGTTAAGTATACCAGTATTCCTACTATTAAAAAGAATACAAGTAATGCACCTGAAAAGTGTAGTAAGAATCTAAAAGTACCATTTGTTGGTAACATTACTTTGTTTTTTGGTATATCTGTATTACTACTAAAACTATTGTTAATATAAGAACTGCTGTTTGTAAGTAGATGTTAACTTGTGGCATTGAACTAAATACTAATGCAAATGCTGAAAGTCCATATGTTCTTAAATCTGTTATCATTACAAACCAAATGTTGCTTTTGTTGCGTTATAATTTGCAAGAGATTCTGTGGCATTCAATTGTTTATCGTGCCATTTTACCATAGCCATTTCTCCAATCCAAGC